TGTTGGATATACAGAAGTAAAGAACTCGTCCTGAACATTTCTTGGCACGAACGCGAATTCATCAAGGTACAGAAAGTTAATCGAGAAACCACGAATAGCTGATGATGATGTTGACGCAGCAATTACTTGACTACCATTCTCAAGTTCTATAGTCGTCTTTGACCAGTTAAAGATACCTTGTTGTAACCACGAAGGTAAATTTTCATAGGCTCTTTGGACACGACTCAGAATTTCTCTTGCGGTGGTCAGTTTGTTTGCAAGAATGCCAACTGTGTATTGTTCGTTGAAAAGAATGTGCCAAAGAATGACTGCGGCTGATGTAGTGGTCTTACCTGCCTGTCGCGGCGTCTTAATGATAGTAAAACGATTATCAGCAATCGTCTTAGCCATACCTTCCTGAAAATCATATAGATCAAAAGATACCAGACCTTCATCAAGACTAATGATTTTACAGTAGGTGCGAATGAAATAGGCAATGTCTTTTGAACACTTCACATACTCTTTTACGAGTTCTGGTGTCCATTCTATTTCAACATAAGCCTTTTTAAGTAACGGATTGGCACGATAGGCCTCGGCGTCGGTTAACCTTGTTTCAAAATCATCTGTATTGATTAATAGTTCGTCATTCATTATCTTTAATTAACTTTAATAAATCCTGTGTAGAACCAACAAACAATGAGTTGTTTGTAACCTGTTGTTTTGGTTGATCTTCTCTGACACGCTTCAGTTTGGCTTGAAGTTCAAGTAAGTCTTTATTCGCATCAACAATTGTTTTTGTTAATTGAGAATATACCTCAAAGGCTCTTGGACTCTCTGTTACACTTGCGATGTTCTGTAGCTCGTCAAGTGCTGACTTCGCATGATTGATCGTATCTCTTAGATTCGCACGAGCATACTCATAATCGTCTTGTATGTCGTCTTTCTTAGATACTGTTTTTGGTTGTTCAATCACTTCTACCACTTCACCTTCAACTGTCTTTTCTGGTAAGTTGAAGATGTCCGTCATATTCTGTTCAAATTTACTCACTACCAATCCTCGCTAAATGGATTACTCTCCGAAAAATCAAGTATGTCTAATTGTTTTTGTTCTATAAAGTTATTGTCTGATGTTGGTTGTACATCAGCCACATCGTATTCTGTAAGAAGCGAATCACCGTCTTCGTTAAGAAGTTTACTACCATCTTCAAGTAAAAGCTCGTAAAACAATACATTCGTGGAGTTAAGGTCTTCAACTTCATCAACTTCACTGTAACCAGTATCAATTTCTTCGTTACTGTATTCAAACAACTCGCAACGCAGGTCATACATTTGTAATGCGCCTGCTTGATAGAATACTGGCTCGTGTTCTACAAATTTAATTTCATAAAGTTTTGTTGTTAATGGAAAATAAAGTACATCACCTTCAAGTGGTCTTGAGCTTGTGATAACATAGTTATTACCACTCGCGTCTTCTACCTTTATTTCATCACCATCCTCTTGAAGTAAATTCCAAGATTCTTCTGAAAGAATTTTTTCTGTTTTAATTTGATCCCATCTGCGACGAGCTACTGTAAATGTAATTTCGTCACGAATTTCTAGATTAAATCTAGATAGAAAATCACCTTCACCTTCAAATCCCTCTACATTTTTAATGTACATTTCAATTGGCGCAGCCGTTTCAAACTTGGAAAGCACATCTTCACCAAATAACTGGTCTGTATCCACAAGTGTTCTCGGTAGATAATAAACATCAATACCGTACATCTTGATAGATTCAAGAACCAGTTCTTCTATGAGGTTTTGTTCACCTGCATAGTTAAAATTATTAAAGTAGGGATTAGTAGCCATTTTATCCTATCATATCCACAACAGGAAGAGAATACTTCATAATCATTTCGTCTTCTAACAACTGTATTTCAGCCGCAGCATCATCAAAGATTTTAAGACCATTAAACTGAACACCACCTGGTAATTGAAGACCTTCAAATTTAGTGAGATTTTGTCCCCATTGTCTTTTGATTAATGCGGTAGCATATCTTGCTAACCATCTATCGGCCCAAACATCGGTGTATGTGTCTGGATCTGCAATTTGATGACAGTCAACAACAATGTAATCACCTGTGTTTAATTTTGATCCCCAGTTTGTATCGATGTGAAGTTTATTCACATGACGATTATATCGAATCGGTTGTTTGCCATTAAACATTTGTTGTAGATTGGCCAACTGTAATTGAACAATATAAAAAGGTAACAATGGAGTAGAAGCCATGTGATACATATCATTCAAACGAATTTGATATTCAAGGTTAAACAGACCATTACTACTACCAGTAGAATTGATCGGTAGTATGTCAGACACGCCAATAATGCTTTGAGGCATTGTAATATATCTGTTTGTTACATCATCGGCTGTTATTTGATGACGATATAATACTCTTTCTGTCGCATCGTAGTGATAATCTTGATAATAAACCAAGGCATCATCGATACGATCTTGAATTTGTTCTTCGCTTACATTAATATCAATAACTGGATAACCAAGTCTTCTCAGGCAATAATCTTTAAATTGTTCTCTGTCGGTTGGTAGAGCCATAAGTTATTCTCTTTTTAGTTATATTTATGAATCAAAGAAACCGAAATCATTTTCTATTGTGGTACTAGAAGAGGTAATTATCGCTCTTTGTTCAATAGGTAATGATGTGTTTGCTGTTGTACCAGATCTGAAATTTAAAATTGAACGAGTAATAACACCCTTATTCGTAACAGGTCCATACATATAACCTTTGAGCGTGAAGTCAAATGTGTGAACAAGAGCCTGTCTTGTTGTAAAATCACCTTCGTATAAATCTTCTGGAGAAACAGAATTGAGTATCACGGGTATATCAGCAGAAATGTTCATTTCCGGTATAATCTTTACATTTGCTGTAAATTCAGGACGAAAATATGGAAGTATCTGCTCAAGTATCTGTGTACCATCTTCGGTGTTTCTTACAAAAGAATATAGAGAAAATGTTAGATCATACGGTACAGGAACATATTGGACACTAACAGTAGATGAACCTTCGGACGGTACTTGTATATTACGAAGGCTCGAAGCCAGTTTTCTTTCTGGTGCATAGTTAAATGATGTAATCTCAAAACCCATACGAGGTAAAGTGATAGCCACATCTCTTTCGATATCAGGATCTTGTTGAAGTCTAACAATAAACTTTTCTTTTGGAGAATAGGCTAAAGGAACCGCAATCGTTTGAATGCGATCTCCAGCACTATTAAATCTTTGTATTACAATATCATTAAAGAGATTACCAAAAGTGATAACATACTTACGAATGATACTATGATAGTATTGGTGTCCGAACATTTATGTTCCCTAAAAGCAGTTGTCTTATATTTATACATATAATAAAGTGAGAGGTGAATATGAAAAGAGTTATTTTTAGTCTTTATATCGATATACCAGAAAAGGATTTAGATTACCAACCTCCTTTTTATAAGGACGACATTCCTAAAACCTTGCGTACAAAATTGAAAATGCGAGAATACTATTCGTGGTTAAAAGAAAATCATGAGAAATACGCAGAGACCATTGGCGTCGAATACAAAATTTTCGAGTATGGCGAAAAGTGGTTAAGTTTCAAAAGAAATTTTAATGAAAAATATCCGTTCATCACTGAGTACAATATCGTAAATTTTTATAAGATACATTTACTTTACGAACTGTGTGAAGTATACGACGAAGTTTTATACCTAGATTTTGATGTTGTACCAACCACAACAGAAAGTTTTTTTGATGTGTGGAACATTAAAGAAAATGGTAATATAATAAAAATTTCTGACGAAAATGAAATGAAACAAATTAAAAAGATAAATGATATTCGTGAAAACAGCTTTCGATATAAAAGTGAATCGGTAATAGGAAGGGATTTTATCGCTAATAATCGTTCACCGACGGCGAAGTACTGGAATTGTAGAGCCTTATGTTTAGAAAAGGGTTACGGTGGAAAGGTAGAAGTTTTTAATACTGGAATTATAGGAACTTCTAAAAAATATTTAGATCAATTATCTTATTGGGAAAATTTTGATAGTTTACTTAAAGAAATGACACAATTAAAAGAAGACAAAGATAGTCCATGGTTAGACTGGATGAAAGGTATTTTTGGTTGGGATAACGAAACGATATGGAGTTTCAAAACAAAAGAGAATAATGTTAAAACAACCTTTTTAGATGAAAAATGGCATTACATAATAACTAAATGGAATTACATACCAAAAGACACGGCATTAGTACATGTAATAAACAAAGATTTTGAATTTGTTAGGAATCGAATAGATGCTGAAAAATAATACTCATTGGAAAATAGAAGATCTAAAGATACAATTAGATATATCAACTTATTGTAATGCTAAATGTCCTCAGTGCCATAGAACAACTCCAGAAACTCTGAAAAAAGTAGATTGGTTACCTCTTATGAATTGGACTATAGAAGACTTCACGAAGGCCTTTAGCGAAGATGATTTAAAACGAATAGGAGAAATACATTTTTCTCCCACTTGGGGAGATCCTGTGATGAATCCTCATTTATATGATATGGTGAAACACTGTTTTAATGTAAATAGAAATATTAAAATAAGAGTCAGTACCAATGGTTCAATTAGAAATGAAGAGTGGTGGTGGAAATTTGGATCTTTAGCAAAAAGAAAATTCGAAGAATTGAGTGTTATCTTTGCAATAGACGGATTAAATCAAGAAATGCATGAAAGGTATAGAGTTAACACTAATTTGAAAAAGATATTAAATAATATGAAAGCCTTTTCTGAAGCTTTTCGTGCTGAAGCATGGTCACAGACAGTAATATTTAAACATAATGAAGATTATCTCGAAGAAATTAAACAAATGTGTATCGATCACGGTTCTAAAAGACACGTTGAACTATTCAGTAGCAGATTTGATAAAGAAAAAATCTATCATTACAAAGACAATTTTTTAGAAAAGTCCACAAAAGATGTAAATTTTATACCTAACAAAAAGATCGAAAAGGTTTTTTGTCAGTGGGAAAACTTAAATGAAGTAAATATAAATTACGATGGTTCCGTACATCCTTGTTGTTATTTTGGGAATCCTTACACAAGTCGAAATAATTCTTTTTTTGAAAATGAAATTATAAAAAAGTATGAAAACAATAAAAATGAACTAAATGTATTTTCGAATTCATTAGAAGAAATACTATTAAATAAATGGTTTAATTCAGATTTAAAAAAATCAATAAAAGAGAATCCAATATATCAGTGTGAAAGGTTCTGCGGAGTATGAAAAGATTAATTTTCAGTATGTATACTGATAATATAGAAGAATATAAAACTTCCACAAACGACTTCAAAAGGAATCAATTTGAAAAATACAGGAACCTAATAGAAAAGAGCCACAAAGACTATGCCTTATCGTGTAAAGCGGATTATGTATTATTAAATCCGAGAGAAGTTTTCTATGATATGTTACAGTTTGAAAAAATATATAAATTAGAGGAATTCTGTAATGATTATGATGAAGTTTTGTATCTAGATTTTGATGTTGTACCAAATAAAAATGTTTCCTTCTTTGAAAAAAACGATCTAAAGGAAAAAATATGTTGTCATTGGATAAAAAGAGAATTTGAAGGCCTATTTGGAAGTTTAAAGGAGCTTATAAAAATTAAACAACGTGACTATTGTTGGGGTCCTATGGAAATGCACGTTAAAACATGCGTTAAAAAATCTATGTTATTATTAGAAAACACAAAATCCACAGATAAAGTTGTCAATACAGGAGTAATAGGATTAAGTAAGAAAACCGCAGAACTATTAAGATTCAAAGAAAGAATGAATCACTGTAATGAAGTGTTCAGAGAGAGTTTGATAGATAACTTATATCCTTTTGAAATATACTCAAACTGGGAACCAAATAACGAAGTGTATTTTTCATATCTAATAGAAAGATTTAACATACCTACACAAGAAATAGGAATGCAATGGAATTTTATGATTACCGAAGAGTTTAATGAAATGTCAGACGCAGCTTATTTAATTCACCACGTCACTAAAGAATTTGAAAAGAGTTTTGGAAATGTTGAGAGTAATAGCGGTTAATACTGGCGAAAAATATTCAAATTGGTATACTGAAAATCTAAAACATATGATAGACAAATATTCTTGTTTAGAATATGATAAGTTTGAAGTTATAGATCAAGAAGAATTTGGCGGAGTATATGATAAGATTCAAATATTCAATCATTTTAGAGAAGGCCAAAACATATTCTTCGATCTAGACATATTGATAAAAGGAGACTGTAATTTCTTTTTAAGAAAAGAGTTAACGGTATGTCACGCTTGGCATAGAAAACACGAAGAGTATTATAAAATAAACCCTATAAACTCAAGTATAATTTCCTGGGAAGGAGACTTGTCCGTTATTTACAGATTTTTTAAAAGTGACCCAGAGAAATTAATTAAAAAGTTTAAGTATGGTATGGACGAATTTTTATATCAATACTACAGGCCTAAAATGTACACAGAAAATTTCTGTTCTTATCACACGTATCAAGATGAAAGGGATTATACAGTATATCTATTTAATCAAAACTATGATAAAATGAGAATACCTAGTTGGTATTCTCACTATTTTCTATAATCTCAATAACCTTTTTAGTAGCTTCTAAAATAGATTTAGACTGTCTTAATTCTTTTTTGAGTTCTGTTTTTTCGGATACTTGTACTAACTCGTGTTCAAATAAAGCGAGTTTATACAAGAATAATTTTTCGTCGTATATCTCAGAAGATTCTTCATCTTCTTCATTTCTCTTTTCAAAAAGAAAATTGGCTAAGTTTCCGTATAGATTCGAATCCACATCACTATCGTAAACGAGGCCTCTTTGTTTTGCCACTTCAATAGCATAATCTTCAAATTCTATTTGCGTCTCTTTGATGTGTTTATATGTTCTTTCATGTAACCAATCGATATCGATACCGTGATTCTCGATTAAATCTAACCATATCGCATCACTTTCTTCGGCCTGTGCGTTTTCCACAATAACATTTTCAGGATTGTCATTATCTTGCCAAAGAATTCGAACGACCGTTCTTTGATTATCGGAAAAGTGTGCGTCTAATAAGGTGTGATTTTTCATTTATTTCTCCTATCCTCTAACTAATCTCAAAACCCAACTATCAACCGTATTCAAAGATCCACTCGGAAACTCCTGTGATCTATACTGATCCGCGTTAACAAATCTAGTCCTACGAGTTCCACTGCCAGTATATCTACTGTCTACCATCGTAGAACCTTTAGCAACGCCTGATCCATCTATACTATAGGTTAATTTAGAACCTGTCTGAGTTGCCCAGTATCTTATATCTTCTTGTAAAACAGTATCAAAATTTGCTGTGGTGTACTCTTGTATATCGTTTGTACTTGTTAGATAGTAAGGTTCGGTATATGTAGGCGCGGTCATTATAGATTGGTCAGTTCTCATTAGGTAATAGGCAGTTCTTTGCAATTGAGTACCTGATTGAATTGTACCGCTGGTGCCGATACCACCGGTAGTAAACGAACTAAGTTGTGAATACCAGTCTTCGAAAACAGGATTAGCATTCACATTTGTATGATTTGCCAAAGTTGTTGATGTATGTATTCTATAGGTTCCTGGTTGATCGCCTGTAGCGACCAATTGGTCAATTGCTTGTGTTATAAATGTGTCGTAAAAATCCGTTTGTGTCATAGCGACAATATCGGTACCGTCATAATAAACAGGATATCTTTTATTATCCGTGTCTGTGGGAGCAGAAAGACTTTCAATATTTAAATTAATTCTATCATAGTTGGTGCGAATGGTCACTGTAGGTTCGCCGGTCGATGCTTCAGACGGATAGCTAGTAGCACTTGTTTTTACTGTACCCGATCTTGTATAGTAGTCTGCCATAATAGGAGTTAAAGTGCCACCTGAACTAGTATATGCTAAATCAACAGAAGGGTCAGCACCATACATATACTCAGCACGGTCTCTTATCTCGGCTAATTGCGTGTCGTTCATTTCCTGCAAATCACCGCCTGTGTAATATAAAGGCCTTCTTATAGCCATAATATAATCCTCTCTAACTTTATGGTATAGATTTTAATGTTTTCTGTGTAGTACCAGCTGAATTTTTTATATTTAGTGTCACTGTAAAACTACTACTTATTCTAGGTATGTCGGAATCTCCTACAAGGGAACCGGATGTGAGAACTAAATCTCCTGTAGCAAGCGTCAAATCTCCTGTATCAGCAGACATTGTAAATCTTGTAGTGGTTCCTCCGTTCCTATCCCGGATATAAAGATTATCGCCTGCAATGCCATCGTTATTTAAGTCAAGATATAAATGTGTACCATCGTGGAAAAATGCAGTGTCGAGATTCGAACCTAGGTAAAATTCAACAGAATCATTTACCCTTAACTGACCACCATCAACAACAAAGGATAAGCTAGATGTTGTAGCTCCATTTAAATCAACGGCTCCATTAAAATCAATAGTATTCGAAAATGTCTTATTGCCAGCAATAGTTTGTGTACCGGAAGTTCTCACAACAGTACTATCGACAGCAACAGCATCAGCAGTAACAGATATACCATCACCTTGGCCGACATTAAGTGTTATATCTGAACTTAATGCTCCGCCATCAGTTAAACCACTTCCTGCGGTTACAGTTCTAGTAGTTCTAACAACGGTGCTATCGACAGCAACAGCATCAGCAGTAACAGATATACCGTCGCCTTGGCCGACATCAAGTGTATGGTTGGTGTTTAACTGTCCACCACCTGTCAATCCTGACCCTCCATTTACAGATCTAGACAAGTCAGTAGCAGTATCGGCATTACCAACCAAATCTCCAGTAAATGTTGTGGCGCTTAAATCTCCAGCTGATATATCAAAGGTAAATTTAGTGGCATCGGTTGTATCAGTTATTATTATGTCGTGATCATCATTTACATTCTGATGTATAACCAAATCATTAACAGACGAATTAAAATCAATCACAAAGTCGCCGCCAGTACCGGACCCCATTTGTAATTCAATATTGTCGTTAAATTTAAGTAGTGAACCAGTACCAAATGTCTTATTGCCAGCAATAGTTTGTGTGCCAGTAGTTCTCACAACGGTAGTATCGACACTAAGTGTTTGATTAGTGTTTAATTGTCCACCACCAGTTAGACCATCTCCAGCAATTACAGATCTAGACAAGTCAGTAGCAGTATCGGCATTACCAACCAAATCTCCAGTAAATGTCGTGGCTGCTAAATCTCCTGCTGATATATCAAAGGTAAATTTAGTGGCATTCGCCGTGTTGGTTATTAATATGTCGTTAAGTGTAGATTCATTCTGATGTATGACCAAATCATTAGTATTAAAATCAATTACAAAGTCACCACCAGAACCAGTACCCATTTGCAATTCAACATTATCGTTAAATTTAAGTAGTGAACCCGAACCAAATGTTTTCTGACCAGTTATTGTATGATTAGCGGAATCAAAATAATCATGTAAGTCGGTCATAGCCACTTGTTTCATTGTACCGGCGTCATTAAAGACGACACGGTCAGCGTTTGCTACCGTAGTAGCGATAGCAGATGTACCTCCATCCAACACACTTAGTTCATCAGCGGTGACAGCGCTACTTGTTAAATCTCCTCCAGCACCATCAGTGATGACTACGATATTATTATTTAATCCTCCTACATCAGTAGCATTAATGTTTGTGATAGAAGAACCATCGCCAGAGAATGCTGCAGCAGTAAGTGTGCCTGTACTAGGAACATATGTTAGGCCGCTATCTTCATATAATCTAGATTGAGATCCGGTTGATGTGTTTATGAATGTCAAATAGTGTGTTGAAGCAGAGGATTCTTCATCATCGACCGTTACATCATCCGGTAGATTTCCTGAATGGTAAATATCTTGATTGACGCCACCAAAACGCACTTGAAAACTACCAATATTAGTAGTGTCTGTAGCGCCAGAAAATAGTATACTACCGCCAAGAGGGCCAGATCTTATACTTAAAAGCGAACCGTCTTTTTCGAATTCTGCGTGATCAGTAGAATCTTGAATACTTAATGTAGCTGAAGCTTGACTGTTTGACTTAACATTGAGTTGACCTGCAGCTGTGTCATAAGTCAACATATTTGTATTACCGGTTATGACAGTATTACTTGACCAAGTAGCTACATCTCTTTCAGTACCTATCGCATTTGGATATGGCGCATTTAATGGTTTTGAAACAGTACCATTACTTGCTAAAACATTAGTAATATCAACATATGACATTGATGTGCCACCGGTATCCAGAGTCAAGAAGTATCCTGGATTTTCATTTGTGGCCTTAATGATACCTGTTAAATCAATATTACCGGCGATATCTAGTGCTTGTGTAGGAGAATCATTGTTAATACCGACCCTTTGTGTAGAAACATCTACGAACAAAGTATTTGAAGCGTTAGAAGCAGTACTAACCAATAAATCATTCGAGAGAGTAGTAATACCTGTAACATCAAGCGTATCATTAACATCAAGCGTATCATTAATAGTTGTAGCACCTTGAATAGTTGTGGTACCACTAGAACTATTCAGTGTTACGCCTTGAGAAATGTCCGCTGTACCATTGATATCTAAACCAGCAGCAGTTAATGTTTGAGGAACATTTACGCCTGAAGCCGTAGTGGATAATCTTAGATTATTATTGTGATATAAATCAACAGCGCCATTTAATGTAAATGTCGCCATATTCTCTGAACCAGTGGCAGACTGTACATTAAATGTATCGGCCTTATGAGTTACTGTATCTCCTGTGGTAGCAACAAACAGAGTATCATTAGTACCGTCGTGATAAATCTCAAAATCTTGATCTGTTCCTAAATAAATTCTTTGGTTGTCAATAACGTTAACTTCATTACTGAAAGTAGAAATTCCGGAGACATTTAACAAATTAGTTGCTAGAGTGTTAGGAACATTTACGCCTGAAGCCGTAGTGGAAAATCTTAGGACATTATCATGGTATAAATCGACAGCGCCATCTTGAGAAGCAACGATACTATTCTCACTGGAGTTTGTTTGAAGTCGAATGGCACCAGCAGTACTTTGAATATAGAGGTCGCCTGTTCCTTGTTCTTTAATATAACTATCGCTTGCATCGTGATAAAGATGAAGGTCATCGCCAGTTCCAATCAATAAACTATCATTATCCTGAAGGCTAACATTGTTATTAAATGTGGCAATTCCATCGACTTGCAATGTACTTTGAAGTGTAGTAGCGCCAAGAATATCAGCAACGCCATCAACATCCAAAGAATCTGATTGAAGTTCGCCTGTGATATCTACACCGTCGGTTTTTGTAGCTAATTTTGGATCACCATTAAAATATAAAGTGACTGCACCAAGTTGTTCAATTACAATACTATCTGTGAAAGTTGTTTGAATGTTCAAATTACCCGTAGTACTTTGAACATAACTATTAGTCGCGTCATGATAAAAGAGTAAATCTTCTGAATTGCCAATCGAAAGTATTTCATTATCTGGTATAGAAACATTAGCAGTAAAGGCTGTTACACCCGTTTCCGTCATTGTTATTCTAGAAGTACCGTCAGAAGATTTAATTGCAACACTTTCTGTACCACCAGAACCTTGAAGTATTGTAGAGTCCGAAGCATTTACAGTTAATACTGTTTGTGATGTTCCACCGTTATTTTTAATTTGTAATTCGTCTGTATTCTGTAAGACGACATTTCCACCTACTTCTAAAGAAGACGATACTGTAGGAACTATGTTAATACCTACTCTATCATTAACGGAATCGACATACAAAGTATCAGTGTCAAATATCGCATTAGCAGAAAAAGAAGCGACACCTGCTTCTGTCATTGTTATTCTAGAAGTACCATTTGAAGAAGCTAATACAATACTTTCTGTACCACCAGAGCCTTGTAGTATAGTAGAGTTAGAAGTGTTTGCAGTTAATACAGTTTGAAGTGTACCATCACTGGTTTTAATTCTTAAAGAATCTGAGTTCTGTAAAACAACATTTCCAGAAACTTCTAAAGAACCAGGAGTAGGCAAATCTACATTAATACCTACAGCTGTTATTGATGTGTCTACATAAAGAACATTTGATACTACACCACTTACTTTCAAATCATCGGATACAAGTACTTTACCTGTAACATCAAGAGCTTCGGTTGGAGTTGCGTTATTAATACCTACTCTATCAGTAGTTGAATTAACATATAGAGTATCGGTATCTACTTTTAGATCAGCCGATATATTTGTTTCACCATCAACGTCTAATTTAACAGCAGGTGTTGATGTACCAATACCGACCCTATTCGTTCCAGAATCGACAACAAAATTACTCGCCGGCGCCATCGAAGTACCTACTTCCACATTACCAGTTAAGGTAATTCGGTTGTTCTCAAAGCTCGTAGTTATAGAGTTTAGACGATCAGCAGCGTCATTGGTATTTCTTCTCCAAACGTCAAACGTTTGTGTAATTTCGGTATTTGAAACTTTTATGCCATCAGTTGCCACTGTTATTTCCTACTAATTGTGTTAAAAGTGATTTGATCTCACTTAATTCTGATTTTATATTATTTATATCGTTTATTGCTTCTTCGTATTCGCGACTCTTTGCTTTTTTCTGTCTATATTTTGCCAACTCATCGTTATTTGTTGAAAGAATAGCATTACTTATACTATCTCTCACAAGATTTTTGTTTTCTTTTACTTTAAGTAATGCCATTTGTTTTTACCTATATTTGTAGCGCGATTGCTCTTATATTTTTAACTCTAGGATACAATCTAGAGGCTGCCGATAACATTACAATTTTAATTTTAAATTTTTTGAAACCTGTGTATTTAATGGATGGAGTGGTGTTAGTATTTTCGTATTCTACTTCGCCATTTGAACCTGTCAATTTATTCGTAGGAATATTAAATTGATATTCAATAAAATCATCTAATTTTTCTAACTTCGAATAAGTAAACTCATTTTGTTCTTGTGTCATTTCAACCCAACTAATACTTTCCTCAAATGCTCGGTCATCCTCTCTATGTAAAATTTTATAATAAACCTTTACATCTGTGCCATTAGGTTTATAAGCATCTATATAAACCCTTAGGTCTTCAGCATCTTGTCCTTCAGCAAGTGTTACCACCTTTGAAATATATTTTGCCCAAGCTTCACCTCCGGTGATACCATCTTCGCCAGTGTAATCATTGTTAATGAGATATCTTGTCGCTAAAATGGCAGTTCTTTTGGTATCTAAAGCAGGTCCATGGAAACTATTAATATCTCTACTTAAATTTCCTGTTACTTGTACAGATCCAGATGCAATGTCGCCAGATTTTTCCATGGAATGAGATTTGACAAAAACATCCTCTCTTGTGAAATAATTGGGAACATTTAAATTTAGTTTATAATTTCCAGTTAAGTTATAATTATTAAAGGCCTTAGCTTGAGAAAACTGTCCGGTGAAGGACATAGAAGAACCTTCAGGCGTTAAACCTGAAAACAGATTAACACTTTTATGAATAGGTTGAGCCAATAAAGCGCCAACAGGAGCTCTTATTCCATCTTCCTGTAATTTATAAAACTGTTTCATATCTTGAAAAACATATTCTCCGGTGCCCGGTTTAGACCATTCACCATTACTGTCACCAATTTGTGTTATACCCACATCTACAATCTTCTTCAAAGAAGAAGTATCATAAGCTCTAAGTTTTCCAGTAGGTGTTGTGATACTTACAATATTAGCAGTATTTGCCGCAGCTGAACCATTGATATACAATGTTACATTATTAGCAACTTCAAATTTATTTTCTAAAGTTAGATCAGCAACAACAAATGTTTTAGGATCAGAACCAAAAGGATCTTTAGCAACAATTATTCCGTTTGCACCAGCAACAGGGTCGACAAGTTCGTATTTAACTTGATTAGAACCTATCAATTGGGTGTTTGTGAATTGATTATCTCCTGCTATTTCTAAATTCAATTCAACAACTGAAGAACCTTCAACTTGTTGTCCTATTCTAGCAGATATTCCTGATCTGGAAGTAGGCGTTTGAAAATATTCATTCTTAGCATTTCGTAACTTAATTGTTGCAGAATCATGTTTAAACTTCGCAATATGTAATTTATATTTTAAATCTTGGTCTGTATAAGGTTCCCATGTTCTACCATTTGAGGAAGCGAAGAAAACGCCTGTGTCCGGTTGTTTATTGATTTGCGCGCCTGAAGCAATATCTTTTTGGCCTAATTGTGAAGTCCAAACCTCATAATTAGGAGCATCCGATTTTACTATAAGAGCATACTCTCTGTCACCAAGTAAATATATTGGCGTGTCAAATTCAAACTCTGTTCCAACAGAACCGTCCGCAGAAACATTAATATCAGAAGGATATAAGACCTTTTTAGATCTAGGTAGAATAAAATTTGTTATATTATTAGTATCAGCATCGACCACTCTGACCTCGACCGAAACTGAACCAGCACTATCTTTTTTAGAGAAGAAAATGGTAGCTTTCGTTAAATAAACACCAGAAGCCGGCCTACCTATAGCCTCGTCAAAAACTCTAACATAAAATGTTTGAGCTACTGGAAAATTTGTTTCAAATGCTGACATATTTTTTTACCTTAATTTTTTAAAAAGTCTAACAAGTTATTATTATATTCATCAAAGTTCTGCGCCGCCGCCCACATCAGATCCAGCCTGGTCATTACAACTATCGTCTCCATTAGGGTCTGCGCCGCAACCGGCATCGCCAGCACCATCCCAATCATTACCAGGATCATAATTATTATAAACTGGCACCTCGATATAAACAGGTGGAGGTGCTGGAACTTTTGTAGTTTTAGTAGTTTTACTTGTAGTTAAAGTTTTTGTTACATCGAAATCTATATCATATTCTACCGTGCTAACACTGGTAGATTGTGTAGTAGATGATAATCCATGAGAAGTAAACTTGGCACTTGCAAAAGTTGTATTATCTTGAGTAGCACTTAAAGGATTATCGGTCAATGAAAATATTAAACCGCCAGTATGGAATCTTGCAGCTGGAATGGTGAATATTCCATAAACTTCTCCTGATTTATATCCTGTAGCAATATCATCATCTGCACTAGCAGCCTTGACGCCGCCGCCTGTATTTTCAAATGGTTGTGTGGATAATATAGAATAATTTGTGTCTGTTTGTAACACATCATTTGTAACACTAAATCCGTCAAAATATGGTTGTAATCTTGCTCCAGGTTTCATGCCAGTTGCTTTAAACTTAATTTCAATTGACCTCATATAAGGTATCAAAGAAGTATCAATAACAAAATCGCCTAAATGTTGAGCAGATTGTATTCCAGATGTGACCTCAATATCAACATCAGTCGTCTCAAAAGTTTCTGTTAAAGTAGTTTTTACTTTATTTCCAGATACAGTTTGACTCACGCCGGAATTAACTAATTCAGTAGATTCAGCAACTTGTTTAATTCCATCAGAAATATCTTGAAAAACTTCGCCCATTCCGCTATCAAGAGTTACATTTCTATCTGGAGCAATTTTAGTTTCATTGAAATAATCTGAAGGAGGATCTAAAACAAGAACACCATTATATTGATAATTCAAAGCTGAAAGAAGTGTTGATGTGGTCGCAAAAGGTTGTTCTTGCATAAGAACCTCATCATAGTCAATAAAAATAAAATCTCCTTTTTGTTTATAATTTGAACTACCGGAAAGATCGACATCCATATTAACATCAAAGTTTAATTCTGCTGGAGACAATTCATTTCTGACTTTACTTACAGCAGCAGTATGATCTCTATTCGTCACGTCCGCATAACTATGACCTCTTAATGGATCAACGAAAAATCCGTTTTTAAAACGATTTATTCCGTTAACATCGGCTATCTGAAGGTCTGTTAAACTTTTTTCTAATAGATTTAAGCTAGAGTAATACTCGATATTTTCAATTCTCTGTTTTAATGTTCCTATATCTCTCATTGTGAAACGAACTTGTCTATTCTGTTTTACACGAACACCATCAGGAGTCTTTTGTTGTTTAGTGGCATAATAAGGCGACATGGAAGGATAAGCAGGAATATCAATTGTAGCTAACAATAAACCATCGTTCATGTTATGTCTAGGCGTCTGAGGATTCAAAGAAGGAACACCTTGTATCACACTAGGAAGTCCATTCTTATTGATTATTACTAAATCTTTTCTCGGTAGATTAAAACTAACGTCTGTATTGAAAGTTTTATCTGCGTGTATAGAATCTAATCCTCCAACACCATTAATTGTAGTACTTACTCCTGTAGGAACAGTTGTAGCAGGACTTGAGGAAATCAGAGGATAAACAGTGTTTGATGTGTATGGTCTAAAATCAACAACATCTCTTAATTTAATTCTATCTCCATTACTGTTAATATAAACAGGCAATTGTTCAGATCTAATTTCATCTGAAGCTGTGTTTACATCATTTAAAGGATAAGAATCGACACTAAAATAACCTAAATTTCCGCCACCACTAACCTCAAAATAATCAAATTTAACCATCAAATAATCAGTGGCCTCTAAAGTCAAACCAGGTAAAAGTTTTATTTTTGACGTACCATAATAATTATCAGTTTGATTAGTGTCTAGGGCGAAGAATCTAGTAACATCAACAGTATCGGTCAAATCAGAAGCGTTACCTGTAAAATCACTTTTCTTTAAATATACGTTCTTAATATTAAAAACGTCTGGAACACCCAAAGGATAAGGTCCAGTTATACCATGGGTGGCCATAGATATCTTAACATATCGGTTGTCGCGTAAAAGTTTAGTTTTAGCGCCTGCTGGATCCTTTTCTACAACTACTGATACATTAACACTTATATCACCATTTGGAATATCTACCAAATCTATAGTAGGTTCACTTCCTGTACCAGTTAAAACAGTACCCATTGTAATAGATCTATCTGATTGTACGGTGTTATTTCCGCCAGGAGCATCACCAAAACCATCTGCGAGAGGTATCACTTGACCAGCTCTAAAAACCTTTTTAAGAACAACTGTTCCTGAAGAACCAAATGTTCTAGTAGGACCAGATACATCTACTTTATTACCTGTCCTAAAAGCACTTACTACAAAAGAGTTAGCGGTATCACCCACTATTCTAAATTGGTCTCCAATATTTAAATAGGCAGAAGGTGCCGTTGCGCCGGATAAAACAAATGTATTTGATCCTGCATCTCTTGTAGCTGAAGTATCTAAAGCATATTTAGCTTCAACTGATTGATCAGACGTTATTTGCCATCTCGTTCTAACGCCAGAAGATCCAACTTGTTGACTAGCAGTTTCCACAAAACTAGCACCAGATAAATCTCCAATTCCTACAGTACCTGTGGTAGAACTCCATGTACCTGTAATATGTCTTTTTGTTTGATACGATTGATTCTCTAAAGCAACACTGTCAATGGCCTCATAAGATGAAGTATCGGTTACTAGATCTTCAGCAGGCAAATTAATTAAATAACTATTGAGATTCGTATCTTCTAGAGCAGCAGTATTTGAAAATCCTAATACACCGTCTTGTAGAACCACATCTGCATAAGATGCTGGAGAAGTCGGCGTGTATATCGATCTTACATGAGCAAAAGAATTTGCTGTCATCTGAACATCGTACAAATACATCCTATACCGAGCATCAAAACTACCTTTTACTCCAGATTGCCATTCTAATCCGCGAATTTTAGCTGAACCTATTTGTGAAGCAGGAGGACTTACTCCAGCAGATTTTGCAGATTCAAGAACAGCATTTGCTGCAACATCATGTAGTTGTACCGTCTTATGTTCATCATAATCAAAATCTCCTAACAATTGATCAACAACAACATAATTACCTATATTCGCATATTGAGTTGTTCCTTCAATTGACTCTATATCAATACCCTTTTCAACATTAACATAATACGTTTTTAATATATCAAAATCATAACCAGAAACATAACCTTTACCAGGAGAAACGCCTGCTGCTAAAAGTGCTGTATTACCATTTTGTGTTGTACCACTCCATATCCCTCTATTACCTGTTCCTTGTAAATGTTCGTTAATGGTCAAGTTTAATCCACTAACAATGTAATCTCCAGACTCATCATATGTTCTTTCAGCTAGATAATCGCGAATAGCAGAATAAACTGTTTTATCATATTTTTCTTTAATAAAACCATCTTCAACAACAACTCTTTCTATAAAATTGTCGGTAATGGATTCGCCTTCATTTAAAACTTTAATAGTTGGAGTAAGTTTCAGTCTATCTGCACCAGGAGCAGCATAGTTATATGCGCCTTGTGCTGGATCTAAAAGAGTATTATCGTCTGTAAATGATACAATTTCTTCGTCTATGGTATAACCAACTCTTACACTTGGTCTGTTATTATACTTCGACGCAATTATCGATTGTCTATCAGCTCGTATAAAATGGTCTTTAGCAAAAAGTATACCTTCGTTTATAACTACCTGATAACCATAACCAGACGCATTTGCACTTAATAAAGTAGCAGTAACACCTGTATTTGAGGTAATAGTTTCTCCACTTCTAAATATTTTTACTGAACTATTTGAACCCGAGTTTGTTGTTTTAACGAATAGAGTTTTGGTATCTGGTAAAGAAGCTTCTACACCATCAGCGGTATCTAAAACAACTGCTGTTAATCCAGAAGTTCCTCCTGTAATCGATTTTCCTAGAAAATCACTAACATCTACTGTGGTTCCAGATTGTTCATCTAATAATCTAACCCATTGAATTTTATCGTCAACAGAAACAGCGTTGCCTCTTACGACACTGCCTTCTTTAAAGACGTGTTCACCGAAGCGATCAATCTGGTTTTGTAGAATTGTTTGAAGTTGAGTCAATTCACGAGCTTGAACAGCAAGACCTGGCTTAAACAAAACTCGATGAAAATTCTTCGATTCATCATAGTCGTCGTAGTAAGGATCTACATTAAAATTAGTTTGCAATGTTCCTGTATTTGCTAATGCCATTGACTATCTCTCTTAATATGTTATTATCATTTTCAGATCTTCGATTTGATCTGAATCTCTAATTATTGGAAATCTATTTTCTATATAAAGTATATCGCCACTACCCTTCTTGACAACAGGATATATAACTTCTTCAACAATGCCTTCATATTCAGAAGAAGTAGCTTCTGCATCAATCGGCCAATCTATGGCCGCGCTGTCGTGTTTTAGTCTAATCAATTCTCCACTATTACCTTCTCCCTCGTCTAAAAAGATGTAACCATCTTTGTATCTAGGAGAAGTAAGTGATAGTATACCTGTCGCTGATGTATTTGAAACATAATCAATAGCAAAAGCTCTATTCACCTGTGCGTATAATTCTGCATCTAATGCCCCAGCGGCAGCACTATTAGCAAGTTCGTAATTCTTAGCGAATTCATCAAAACTTACCATGCCTACAGCTAACATTCCAGAATTATTTGAACCATAAGCTTCAAATGTTGTATTTGATAATCCCCTAATTTGTTTTAATTTAAGTTTTAAGGTATTATCTACCGCTCTTTCAGTGATTAAAGCATTGTTAGACCTATATCTAGGGTATTGTAATATTCCATATGTTCTGAAATCTTTTGTCTCTAAAAATTCTTCTTGTTCAGTTTTCGATAACTTAATACTGAACATTAAATCGCCATTATGCAATTCTCTAACCGCGTCTGAACCATGGCCACCTGGTGGCGAAATGTTTGGTAAAGCAGTTGTCGTTACCGACACAAGATTAGCAGGGTTATTAAAAAATCCATCTTTTACTATTGCGGTAGCAGTCGTATTGTTTCTGCCTCTATTAATCATATTAATGTAATTAATACTATTTGACGCTAGAGGATTGATATTCGCATAAGCAGTAGGAGTTCCGTCGCCATCAGCAAGAACTTCCACTCTAGGTCCCAAAACAATATAACTAGGATTTGGAGCAGTGTTAGATAAAGGTAAGCTTAAAGGATCTTCAAAAGTTATTGTCCTTGTTGTCGCTGCATAATTCGAGACCTTTCTTAATTGTCCAGAACCGTCACCGGTTTCTACAAATACATTACAGTCTTTATAGTATTGATCATCTACAGCGTTTGCTTCTGTAGGCAAAATAATTGTAGAGGTATTTATATACTCTTTAATGAATCCAGAGAAGTTAATAAATCCATTTGCTGAACTGATAACATCAATACTATCTACTGTACCAATTGTGGCTGCTGTTTGGATGTTAAATTGGTCTGCATTAAAGTTATCGAGAACAGTAGCTTTCTTGATTGGAATATATTCAGAGCTTAAAAACTTTTCGATATCAGACCCAACGACAGGGTACATATATTTCCATTCATAACCATCGTCGGTAATAACAGTATCGGTCAGTTCTGTTTGTCTTGGTTCTACAGTTGATTGTGTGCCTTTATTGTTGTCGATGCACTTATAAACTCTAAAATCGGAAGTGATTACATAAAATGGATTTGTTGTATTGGCAAATAAATCCACACTATCTTTATACTTGGAATATACTGTACCAGAAGTCCAATTATATCTTGGAATCGCTAATGATAAATCAGTTACGTCGATTCGTTTCATTGCAACGATTCTGTCCCAAATGTCAAAATCGATTGATTCTACACCTTCGGTAGGATTCGGCGGATCCCTAAAAGATTCATCAGGCGGGTCACTGTCCCAAAGCCATTCTTGAGTGTTGCCTATAAACAAATAGTAACTGCCTTCTTCAGCAAAGTTATCAATGAAGTGCTGAGCATTGTCACTTCTTAAAAATCTTGTTACTTTTGCAGGCATTTACAAACTCCGAAAAACTTATTTATTTATTTATATTACAAAACAGTAGTGTTACTGAAAGGATATGTGTTCGCATATCGAGAAATAACGATGTTGTAAGTGTTGGCTTCGAGACGAGCCGTACCATCTGATTGAATATTAATCACGGTATTTGTAGTACTATTCGCAGCAATCTGGAAGGTGTTCGTCGTGGTGTTCAACACATAGTATGTTGTTCCGTCTACTATATTTATATTTGCAGCAGAGGTATTTGCAATATTATAGAAGATAACATTATCATTGTTTGAGAACTCATGAGAATTTCTTGTGACTAGATTACCAGTAGCTGTAAATGTCACATTTGCATTTGTATTAGCAAGGAACGCAAAGTTTTTATCTATCGATATCTTCGCAGTTTTATCTCCAGTATATGCAACAAACGGAGTTACATTTCCGCCATAATAAGTTTGAACAACGACATTTGATCCAACTTTATTTGTAATCAAGAATGGGCCACCGTTGTTTTGTTTATTGATAGCCTTGGAGATATTAATCGTATCACCAACATTTGCAACACCACGAATAGATGTGTTGGCGATAATAACATTACCAGTTGCAAAACCAAATCCAACATCTTGATGTAAAGAAGGCGAAAGTTTAACGGTTCTTCTAGTATCGAATACAGATATCGTGTTTGAGTCAATAGCACTTTTGACCGTGTAAACTCCGTCTGAAAGATAAGAACCTGTTATTTCTACTTTATCGTTGGCTTGAACATTTTGGAAAATATTGTTATTTGAAGATATTGTGTCACCAGTGTTTGAAGTGACCTGAGCCAAAGCGATTGTGTTTATCGATGGTTTACTTACTTCAATAGACAGATTCGCATCCAGAATTTCAAATTTAATTAGAATCTCATTATCTTCTTCTAATGATTGATCCAGTGTATCTGAAAGATAAACACCACCAAACAATTTCATACCAGCAGGATGCATTGTGTTTAAGGCAGTGTCTCTATAAGAAGTTAAGTTTTGATCAGATCTTATTTCATAAGAAAACTCTTGATAATAATAGTTATCTTGTAAATACTTATCCCAACTCAACCAACCCTTTGTATCTGTATAACGACCCAAGAATTGAATAATTGATGATGAGGTCGTGATACCCACACCAGGTTCAGTTTGTTCCCTTGTTAGGTTATCAAGAGTCACTTCATTACCCGTAACATAGTTATCGCCTTGAAGATCTACTCTAACACTTGCAATCGTTCCTGAACGATACACTGCTTGAATATCAGCGTTAAACCCAAGTATACCTCCAGGAAGACCAGCATTGTTTGCTATATTTTGATCAGCTAAGAAATCATATCTAACTCTACCAATAGGTCTCAAAGGATTGTAACCAAAACCAGAATCGGTTGTTGTGACTGAAGTAATTGTTCCGGTATTTACAATCGATGTTCCTAAAGCACTAACAATTGTTGAGTTAACATTCGATAAAGCAAGGTTAGCAGATAATCTAGAAACGCGGCCATGTATTCCAGGACCACCTTCAAAAATCTCTTGTCTAATTCCAAAAAATAGACCATCTTTAACTTTAAATGTATTTGTAGTAGAATCGGTTACTACATAAGAATTCGCACTCGTATTTACAGTAAAACTAGAACCAGGTCCAGTATAACCACTTACATTATCATCAACACCAATATATTGTGTATTACCTGTTATGAAAAAGAATCTCACAACATCGTTATCTTCAAATCCGTGGCCAGTTTTGATGATCGTATTTGATGTAGCATCGAATGTACAATTTGAATCGTAAGCTTGAACAAAGGTGACATTAGCGCCGGTATTACTTTGACCAGGAACAACATCAAGTGCATATTCAATAAAATCATCAAAGATTGGATATTCGACGAAGGGCGGACCAACTTGAGAAACAATAAACGAAGCTTCTTGTCCGCTACCGCCAATTACCTGTGGTTCGTTTGAAGTTGATACAATATCACCTACAGCATATCCAGAACCACCATTTGCGACAAAGAACTCGACAGCAGAATCGGCACGAGTTGTTAGTACCGTGGCTTGTCCTCCTGTACCACTACCGTCGCCAGTCAAAGATAAGCGGTCGCCAACTTCGTGACCATAACCACCATCAGCGGTCATTGCAACAGATATGACGGGACCTACATCAGCAGGTTGCAGATCAACGGAAAGTTTACCATCAGAACTTGTTAATTTTTCGCCTAATTCAAATTCACCAATTCGATTGATCAGATAAACAAGGTATAATTTTACACCTTGGTCTTCGATTAATTCAATGCGGTTAACAATCGCAGAAGAACCAGAAGATTCTCCAATTAATCTAACGCCTGGCAAATCTGAAGGTTCACCATTCACAACGTATTCTACTTTAATTGCGACTTCTTGTACCCAACGACCATCAGACGCACGAAGTAAATCGTCACCAGGATTGTAAATCTCAATCTCTTCTCCGAACAAAGCACGGAAAAGAATACGATAACCTACCGGTGAACCTCTTACTTTATAAACTTCTTTGATGTGTTTCGCAAGTAAATCTCTATTTGCAATTAATCTTTCAGGTATGCTTGGTATAATTTCACGAGCAATATAATCAAAATAATCTTCTGGTGCAGTATCAATGTCTTGATAGTCTAAAAGACTGTGTACAGCCTCAATATAATTATTGGCCTGTTCTTGAGATTCGTAATATCTCTTAATAAATTGAATGAGCTTCTGGCCAGATAACCTAGCAAAGAGAGGAAATTGGTCCTCTATAAAAACAGAAGTTCTATTATCGGTCGTCATATAATTGTACCGAGGTTTGTTTCATTAATTTGTGTTACTGAGCCTGTTGTTGTAACTGTTATAGAACTTGAAGTTTCTTGTTGTCTATCGTCTATGACAGTTATTTTAGTATCGGACAATAACATGATTAAATATTTAGATGTAACTAAATTAGAATCTACTGGAGTAGCGTTTATTTTTATTTCATTTCCCGATACACTATCAGGTCCGAAATTAGGTAAAGTTAAAATACCATTTTCGTAATCAATTGTTCCTATATTATTATCCGTATACACAACCTGATTCAGATCGTTAAAATAATACAATCTTAAATTTCCATTTGAATCGTCATCAAAAAAGACTTTTCTACCACCTACGGTAAAAGAAGAAGATGAAATATTTGATTGACCTGAAATATTAATTAGTTTTTTCGAATAGTTAATCGTATACTTAGATTTTAAACTCTGTAAAGGAGTAAATCTTTTTTGTAATTGTATTTTCGTGTCACTATAGAGTATAGACGGGTCAGTTTGGTCTATAAGCCTAGAGAAGAGTGAATAACGGAAATATCTATTTTCAAAATTACCCAAATAGGTCGTTTCGAAATTCTGTACAGTAGTGGCCACCTTATTTGCAATTTGTCCTGCGTCTAAGGAAGTGGCATTACTATCATAGTAAACCGTTATACTTGGTATGATATAATTATATGAAGGGTCAATGAATTCAATTTCATTTGTCATAACATTATATCTTTTTAATTGCTTTCTTATGTCATCCTTTTGATTAGTCGATAAAAGAGTTCTAGAACCCTTTGGTTGAATACTAGCAAATACTTTACCATAAACAGGAGGATCATTTGTTTCACCACCCCAAATACGCAAAGAATTGATTAAACCTGGAAAATCTCTGAGTAATATTCTTCTATAATCTTCAGCTAATACGGCGCGATTCTGTGTTTCATAATTTTTAGGAGCATTATATTTTATTGATTCGATTGTCTCTATATCAGCACCATCATATGTTTGATTTGAAACGCTGTTTATTGTGATATCAGGGTCTACAGCTGACCAAGAAGAATCGGTTCTAACATCATTACCATCATCTCCCACCGATACTCTATAATTCACTTCGACAATGTTACCATCTGTTAATTTTTTACCTATGTTATCATCACCGAAATAAAGTTCGTATGTGCCATTTGTCACTTCTTGTAGGAAGTAAACCGCTGAAGTTGATTTTACCTCTTCGATATTATTTGCTAAAGTAAAGATTTCTGTGTTTGTCGAGCCTAGAGTCTGTCGAATTGTGACGGTTATTGATGCGGTGTCTATGTTAGTATTCGTTAAAACATATTTTACAGGATTTGAATCACTGACAGTAAAGGTTTGATCGACATATATTCCTTCAAAAACATCAATATCGGTTGTGTAGTTCAGAGTCTTATAAACATTGTAAGCTTGACCTGTGACAAACTGTAAAACTTCGCCTGTGTCGGAAGTAACTTTAAAAATTTCTCCTTTCGGTATCGTCACAACATCTGAATCATCGGTTTCGTTGTATGTAATATTCATACTTGTTCTTGCAGACCTTACGGACGCGGGTATGTAATCAAGCATCTTAGCTCTTGAAACAACACTGTCTCTGAGTTGTGCTGAATCAAGAAACATTTCATTACCTATCATACTCGTATAGAAAGCATTCTGGTACGAATTGTATGCAAGCATATCCAATAAAAGATTAACTACAGACCCTTGAAAGTTATAATCTTTGAACTCATCTTGGTCTGATATGTAATCTTTGATCGATTGTTTTATTTTACTAAAATCTAATTCTGTTACATCTATTTGTGACATTTTATCTTACTCTTTCTACGATAACATCGACAGTCACGGGCTCTGCTGAGGTTACTGGAATGAATTTTACTGTTATTTTAAGTGTGTTTCGATCTGCATCTGGAAATACAGAAACATTTAGTATATCTGCTCTTGGTTCATAGTTTTCAAGTGATGTGGTGATATCTTCAGCAATTAGAAATTGTGTATAAGTAGATTCGACATTATCAAATAAACGATTGTAAATATTACCACCAAGATATGGTTCATAAGGTCTTTCAAAAAAATTAGTCAAAACAATATTCTTAACAGATTGTATAATTGAATCTGCATTTTTGACAGCTTTAACATTACCAGTTACAGGATGAGCTGTAAACGATAATGGTATGTCCGAATAAACTTTATTTTTTGATTCTACAAACATGTTATGTTACTCTGTCTGATCCGCCTTGGTCTGCTACTATTTCTCTGATTGAACCTGGATCTGGTTGAGGTGTTTTACCGTCATTTCCAGATACAGGCCGTATTACTGCAACTAATCCGAATTCTGTTCCCTTTTCTATCGAATAAGGTCTAACCGTGACCTTGTTGCTCTGATTGCCTCCTAAACACATGACTTTACCAGCAGGAGCGTTCTTATTACCTGTCCAAAATCCTATATGTCCGTAAGGGGAAGACCTAAAAGGTTTACCACTCT